CTTGGCAATCTCTTTCTTGAGGGATGCATTCTCCGCCTTGAGTGCAGCCATCTCCTCCTCATTGCCCTTGGCAAAAGGAGACTCCATGTCCATAGGGACAAACATGAGTTTCACCTCCGTCTCATCGGATGCCTCTGCAGATCCATCCTCATTCCACTTGATGGAATAACGGAAATAATGACTCTCCCAGGTTTCCTCATCCATGACCTCAATGACCGCATAGTCATCTCCGGCATCATAGAGATACCACCACTCATCAGAGTTGCGGAGTTTGTAGATTGCCTCCCGGATCTTCTCCATCTTGTCGGCATAGGATTCCTCAAATGCCTGCTTGATCTTGTTGAACTTGGAGATGCGTTTTGCCTTGACCTCCTCCTCGGAGACCTCTGCCTTGGGGTCAACAATCTCGGTGACCTTGCCATCGGAGACCTTGATGACCTTGCCATCCTCGGTGGTGTAGTCTCCATCCGGTGCAGGATTGCGGTTGCCATCCTCATCACGGACAAAAACCGCATCTCCGGCCTTGAGATCCTCCCCCTCATTGTCCCATTCAAGTTTACCCTTGTCGGTCTCAATGAATTCGGAGTCAACCTCCGCCTCCGCATCCTTGATCTCGGATACCTTTCCGTCCACAACAACAATCACCTTGTTGTCATCGGTCTTGTAGTCCCCATCGGCTGCAGGAGTGCGGTTGCCCTCAGAGTCCTCAACATAGACAGAATCACCTGCCTTGAGATCCTCATCACCGTCCCAGGAGATTACCCCCTTGTCGGTGGTTACATTGCCAAACTCCTGCAGCAACTTGGCAAGAGTTTCCTTGAGTCTTTTGAGTTTGCTCATGTTTTTATGGTGTTTGAAAAGTTTTCTGAATGCTCCATCCAGGATGTCCACAATCTCCTGGATCTCATCCTTGTCCTGTTCCGGCACAAGGTCAAAGACACCCTCCAGGGAAAATCCCTTGTATGTCCCTGCCTTGATCTCCTCCCAAACGGAGTCATTGACCACATGAAATTCCCCAAAGAGAGATCCATCTGCACACTCATCAAAGCCATCCACCTGGATGCCATCACCCTTGATGAAATACTGCACCATCTGCACATCATCCACATCAGATCCCTCTTGGTGCATGAGATTGACATCATTCTGCCTCCCCTCCAGGAGATATTTCTCTGCCATCTTGCGGATTTCATCCGCCTTGTAAATGACATAGTATTCCCCCATCTTGGAGTCTCTCCTGTAAATAGGAAAATTCGCCCTCATGATGCAACCTCTGATGAGTCTTTTCTCCTCATCCTGGATTGCATAGAGTTGCATTTTCCTGGTAGCATCAAATGCCTGGAAATTGGACATGACCGCAGGGTCATCCACCAGGGAGATTTTGAACATTCCGGTCTCCTCATCGGAGATGACTGCCTGGTACACCGGGATGCCTCCTATAGTGACAATCATAATGAGTTTTTCCTGTAGATATAGAATTTCCCAAATCTGTAAACAGGTGATTAGAATGAGGACTCTGCAACCTGCGTCTTGATCTGATTCTGTGATGCCTCAATGTCAGATGCAAGGATGTAGACCTTTTGATCAGATGCCATCTGATTGAGCCTGTCCTCCTCGGATGCGGATGTCACACTCCTCACATTGGACACCTCCGTTCTGACGGTTGGAGCAGATGCAACTGCAGGAGTGCTTGGTGTGTTGGATGCTGCAGATCCGGCAGATCCGGCAGATCCGGACACCTTCGTCCTACGCATCTTTGCGATCTCCGCAAGTCCTGTTGCGGTTACGGCTGCTGCTGCTGCTGCGCCAACGATCTGCCCCAATGGTGCAGGGATGGACTGCGATGCTTGCATGAATGCGCCAATCGCTCCGGAGATGGTGTCTATGGTGGCAGCAGCGATCCGGAGATTCTTGATCTTGTTTGCATTCTTCTCGGAATTCTCCTCATCATCCTCATACATGTCTGCGATAGATCCCAGGATGGAGGATGTGGCAGATGCAACTCCCTTGAGGAGGTCTTTCTTTGCCTTGGCCTTCACTTCTGCATCCTTGAGATCCTGTTCACGGAGTCTCTGTTCCTCCTCAAAGTAGGCATCTATCTGTGCAAGGGTGGATTGGTATTCCTCATCCACCAGGGCATCCAATTCCTTCTGCTCATCGAGTATCCGCTTTCGTTCCTCTTCCTCTTTTTTCTCCAAGCCGGACAGAATTTTCATCACATCCTGCAGTCCCTCTCCGACACCTTCTGACAATTCTTCCCCGATCTCCACCCCGGCCTCCTTCACTTCCTTCTTCCTGGACTTTGCCCCGGAGATGATCGTCTCTGCTACTGCCTGTCCTGCCTGGAAATTTTGCTTGAATGAGAATCCCTGCTTTATTTCCTGCCCAAAAGCCTTTGCAGCATCACCAAGACCTTTGACACCCTGCTCCTTGAAGACCTTGATGGCAGCAATCACACCCTTGAATGGTGCAATGACATACTGCAGGATGGCATTGCCCACACCCATCACCCCATTGATGACCTTTTGGATCAGTCCGTTTGAGGTGACAAATTCTGTGACCTTGGCAATGACATCAGCCAGGTATCCGGCAAGTTTGTCTATGATCCCGGAGAGAAAGTCCATGACAGGCTGCAATGCTGCCATGGCTTTCTTGAGTGCTGCCATTGCAGTCTCGTTGTCCTTGAGTTCATCCGCAAGTTTGATGGCAACCGACACCAGGAGGCCAAATGTGGCAATTGCAGGAGACTTGGAGATCCCCTCCAATCCGTCTTTCATCCCGTTCAGACCACCTCCGACTGCACCCAATCCCTTTCTGAACACATCAACATTGACAGACATGTCCCCGAAGGCATCCTTGATGGAATTGGCATAGTTGCCCACATTCCTTTGGAAATTGCCCTGGAGGGCATCCATGTCCTTGAGTTGGTCATTGATCGCCTTGATCTGACCTCCCAGGTCAGCTCTCCTGGCAGCATCCTCGGTTGATCGGAATTCCTCCTTGAGTGCGGCCATGCGATGCACCAGGGAATTGTAGGAGTCTGCAGTCCCTGTTGCAGCCTTGGCAACATCCTCCATTGAGGATGAGGTTGCATACATGGCATCTTTCAAGGCATTCTGATTGACCTTTAGTTCATCCAGGGTGTCCTGGTATTCCTGCGTCCCGATCTCAAGATCCCCAAGGTTTTCCTTGAGGGTCTTGATGTTGTTCCGGAGGTCATTTATGTTCTTGACCGCCTCCTCCGTCCCGATCTTTAGGATAGTGATTGTTTCCTCTGCCATTTCAGTTTATATAATTGTCTATGTCCTGGATCTTTACAAACTCGCATTCGGTGTCATCCCATGTCGTAAGGGAGTGGTTGATGATGCGGTTCATCACCCACAGACACCCATCGTAGTAGTAGAAATTTCTCAACAGGGACTCATTCACCTGGTATCCGGAAAGGTTGACCTTGCAGGTCATCACCCTTGAATCGTCATCGTACCTGTCCCTTATGTAGTTCTTCCAAAACTGCACATAAATGGATGAATCGTCATCGAAGGTCACATCCGGGATACTGACCTCACCAGGTGTCCCGAAATCCCAAGACTGCATGATGGCCGATCCGTCCCACATGTACCTGGAGAAGACAGGGAGGTTGGAAACCTGGCTTCCTGCATACCAAAAATGTGCGTTGAGAATCCAACAGGGAGTATTGTTGTTCAAGGCCATCATCAGAGCCGTATCATCCGTCAAGGAGATTTGATCGGTGATCTGTGCAAGGGATTTCATGCCGTTGAAGAAGAGCAATGTGTCCCTCTCCTCATAGGAAGCATTCTCCTTGCCATGGAACTGCACCTTGGGGAGAAAGTCATATGTCTTGTAGGTGTTGTTCCACCATGATATTGTAGCTGCAGCAGTAGGGGACGGTATCGGGAAATCCTGCGTGTTTCCCTGCGAATCCCACAATGTCATCGTTCCTCCCGAATCCAGGAAGATGGAAGGGATCTTCGCAGAGCCGGAGGTGATGTCAACAAAATACTTTGATGCCTCAAGTACCTCACATGCGCCCTTGAAGACTATGCCGTTCAGAAGGTTGATGCTCTCCGCATTGAAACCGTATCCGGTATTCACCCTCTGCAGTCCGAAGATTCTGTCATAGATGTTCGCATAATATTTCGCATACTCTCCGCTCTCGTAGGGCAGGGAGAAATCGTACCACTTCGCCACGAAGGAGAAGGGGACAATCGGGATAGGTTTGGAGACATCCACCCTGTCGGTGAGGTCTATCACGTTCTCCTGGAAGAAAGACTTCTTCCGCATGATGGACACCTTCTTCATGCCCTTGTCGTACAGGAAGACAAGTCCGAACATCTTGCAGTAGGAGATGAGGTAGTCAGCAGGTGTCTTGTCGGATGAGAGTAGAGATTTCTTCGTGATGGTCACACCCGATCTTGCGGAACTTGCGGACTGACTCCACCAATATGCAGATGAGACGGAATGGTCATAGCTGATCACCCCATACTCATGTCCTTCATATACCGTCTGAGAATCCCAAACAAGATCCGGATCGAGGCCGAAACGGAGGTTTCCTGCCCCATACGCATACGATGTTTTTTGTATCCGGACATAGGAGATCCCAATTCCCTCCATCGCTACCATAATTGGATCTCCCATCCAAATGCCCATCCCATCAAAGTAACCGATGATGTCCGGATTACCGAGACCGGATGATCCGATCTTGAAGATCCTCTCCTGTATGATGTTGTCAGATGAGTCGTAAGCCGTTGCCTTGTATTCCAGGATGTTGTAGTAGAAGCCATGAAGGGTTTCCCCACCCTCTGTGTATTCATCCTCCGTATTGAGGTAGTATGGCAGTCGAGAACCATCAGCAACGGTCACCCTGGGTTGCACCTCGATGTTGACCTTGTATGTGACGGAAGGGACACCACCGGAAGGGATGACCACATTCATCCCGGATTCCGTCATAGGGCCACTATTCTCCTCCACCTGCAGGTCAAGGGTTGTGAGCAGGGGAAGAGTCATCCAGGCTTTGTCATAGTAAGGGTTGGCGGAGTTGAAGAAACCTGAATCCAATTCAACTTCGTAACCGCCATTGTTGTATGATTCACAAATGGCATCCATGATCTTGGAGAACTTGATTACAGGTCGCTGCAGGTAGGATCGTAGATCCTTCGTCTCCCATTCCGTATATTGCGAAGGAAGGGAAGCCACGACAACTGCGCCTCCTGGGGAGTAGTACCCTTCCGGAAGGGGTAGTCCAAGTGTGTTGATGTTGAAAATCGCACGGTTCGCATCAAACTCCCCGGAAGGCTTTCCGTTATATGCAGGAGCGAAATTGATGATGTCCCACAACCCTGCAGTACCGCCTCCTGCAAGCCTTGTCCAGGCAGCTATGACTGCATTCCGGTCAATGACGAAATCCAGCTCATGTTCGTCCGCATTCTGCCCTGTGTAAAGGAGATCCGCAAGGGATCGCTTGTTCCCATCATTGTCATATGACAGGCCATAGAAGAATGCCCCAAGATTTCCGTACAGGCTGACGGTATAATCCACCGTATTGCGCTTCCTGGTTATCTTGTCAAGTTTGCAGTACCCTTCCTCCAGGATCTCGCTCATCTCGTTGTAGATGACGAAGGATGTCTTCCTCGTAGGATCGAAATCCACCCCCGTCTCACCGCCTCCGTATTGTGTCACCCTGTCGGACTTCCATATCTCCCCGAAAATACGGTTGTTCGCAGGTGTGCCGGGAATGGTCACCTGCTGACTGTAGGAGTTCTTCACGATGGTCGGATTGGACATCTGTTCCATCGTGTAGTTGAACAGGATGAATGACTGATCATCCAGGTCAACCAACTGATCTCCTATGTATAGACTGATTTTTCTCCTCATCTCCTTATGCGGTTTTGAGCAATTTCTACCTGGATTGTGTAGTTCACCAACTGATTCCCCTGGTTTTTGAATGTCTTGTATTCACAGGAGGTGGTGGGGATGGTGACCGGGATCATTTGCTGCATTGCAATGTCATACATGTACACATTTGGGGAGTTGATGAGATGGTGCATCCTCTCTCCCTGGTCTCCTGTCAACCACCCGGTGTGGAATGTGAATCCCTTGGTGATCTCATTGACATAGTTGTGGATTCCCCTGTTCTGAATGTCCCGGTTGTCATAGACCACCTCCCTGGTGTACCTCTTGAGGGTGTCTGCCTCCAGGGTGTTGCCCTCAATGAGGAATGAGTCCCATCCACCATGTGCATTCACATAATAGAGTGCATATTTGGCACAGGTATCCTCCAGGATGAATGTGGAGTCATTGATCTCCACCTTGACCACATCTCCCCATTCAGACGGGAAAAAGACTGCAGTCCCACTCCCGGCTGCTCTTGCCTCCAAAGCAAAGTCCTCATTGAAATCATCATTGAAATCTGCTGTGATCTCCACAGGGATGATGACCCAAAAAGATGTCCCATCCCGGAGATAGATGGTTGCCTCCACCTGTGAAACATCATATCCCGTCCACACAATGGGCATCCTGGAGTCAACACGACCATTGATGGGGAAAGAGAGTCCCATTGTCACAGGGTCAAAATCATAGTCATATGACCAATCATTGAAGAATTTGACTGATGTGATGTCCGACCATGACCCCTGCCCCATCAGCTGAACTTTGAATGTTGGGTTGGTTAACCTGGTGAATTCCGCTTGATCCAGGGTGGGCAGTACATGCTCAAGGTAGTCCGCACAGACATCGTTGATTCTTGCAGTAATGTTGCTCTCTCCAGGTCTCTTGAATGCCTTGCCTGTGTAGATCACATTTCCGGAGTCCGAATCGGTGATCCTGTAACTGACAGAATCACCTGTTCCGAGATTGACGAAATAATCTTTCCAAATAGGAACTGCCATTGTGGTTTTTTCATGGAAATATCGTTTCGCCAGGTTTCCGTAAATGAAAAGACTACCTCAAAAAAATTTCTCCACTTTTTGAAAAAATAATTTGCTTTTTCAAATTATTGCTGTACCTTTGTGATGTCAGAGGACAACAATTAAAATCTTTATACAATGGAACAGATCAACATCAACTCCGAAATGGCTTACAAGTGTGCAACCGCCCTTGTTTACAAGCACAACTCAATTGCCCGGACTGCAGAGAATGACAACCTCATCCTGGTATCTTTCCGGTCTCTCTACAGAGACCTTTGCTCCCTGGGACAGGAACACATGATTGCCTCCGCAATCAGACCTATCAATCCCAAGAATCTGCCTCTTTTCATCTAATCAACCAGGGGAGGGAAACCTCCCCACCAAACAAAAGTCAAACAATGGAACAGGTTAGAATTTGTCCGGTTTGTGGAAAGGAGTTCTTCCCCAAGACCAATAAGAAATATTGCTGCCCTAAATGTGCAAGAAAAGCGGAAACCCAAAAGAATATTGTCAATATCAGAGCAAGATCCAAGATAAAGAGCAAACAAAACCCCTATCTGCTTTATGCCTATGATTTCAAATGTGCTATTTGCCATTGGGAGATTCCGCAGGATTTCTCTGATGCATCTTATTCCCCACAACATGGGTGTGAGTTCCACCACATCATTCCGGTGTCAGAGGGAGGCGAAAACACAGAAAAGAATCTGATTCTCCTTTGTCCGAATTGTCACAAACTTGCACACTCCGGAGTTCTTTCAAGACAAGAGTTACAAAAACACACTTTCACCAAAGAGGAATGCATCCAGGCAAGATTGAGATGGGCATTGGATTCCGGTGTTGGAACATATTGGGTTGACAACATATTCCTCAACAAGGAAGGATTCCGGCAAAAGTTAGCTGCAGGAGAGGAGATTTGAATGAAAAGGGAGATCAGAAATGACCTCCCTTTATAGTATTGCATTCCACATAGGTCTATAGCCTCGCCAGGCATCTACAAGACTGAAGATTTGCACTCCTGCAGCATTACTATTTTTCAACCACAATCTTTCTGATGTAGTTCTCCATGTCATGTCCCAGGGCAATGGCAATCTTTTCCCTGTAGAATGGAATTACACCGTCCTTGACCTTTTCCAGGTCATGTGTTCCGGTTGTGCCCCCATGGGGATTCTTGAGATTCGCTTGGTTGGGAGACTTTCCTGCCATCGCTCTGCCAATGAGAAATGCAAGAGTCTCCGGTTTGGGAATCCTGCCCATTGCATCTGGTCTTGGCAGGATGGGTTTGATGTTCACCCACTCCAGGATCTTGTTTCTCGGAGGCCAATGAGGCGGTGTGTCATTCTCCACATATTTCCAATAATCATTGAGGGTCATGGTGACCTCATAGGCATTGTCACCCACAACCACCTGGGTCTTGACCGAATCAATCAGTCTCTCTGAATATCCGGATGGGACACCTCTCTCGGTGTACCTGTCATTGAATTGTAGGTGTTCCTTGTAGTTGTCCCGGATGTCATTGGCAAGATCCTGGAGGACTTGCTGCAGTTCGGTGAGATCAATCAGTTCCATATCAATGTGTCCTTTTCCATTCCTCAATGTCCTCCTTTTCCTTGGCAATCTTGTCCTTGCGATAGGAGAGGATGTTCAGAAACTCAATTGCTGACCATCTCATCGCCTCATCCCAGGAACACCTGCAGGTCTCGGAGGCTGCATCTACATTTGCGATCCATCCCCACTTGTCTGCAAAAGTCTCTCCTGCTCCTCTATCCTCTTGAGGATCTCCTCCCTCTTGGTCTTGTCCTTGATCCTCATTGCCTCCTGTTTGGAGTAGTTCAGAGAATCCTTGATTGATTTCCTGCACCAGGTCAAAAAAAAACCTGCCAGGGAAATACCATCAGAGACTGACATCTCCTCCCGGATGGCTTTCTGCACCTCAAGGATGTCATATCCCTCATTGTAGCGGTGACCCTTTGGGACAAGGATCACGGAGAGGAATTCAACCAGGTATTTGTCAAGATCCGGTGCATAGGTTTGGAAATCTATGTACTGACAGGTCTCAATCTTGCGGAAATCCCTGCATGGGATGAGTTCAAACTTTCCCAGGATGTATTTCTTTGCAACCGGATGGTAGTTGATATTCTCCGGATTGAGGAATCCGGACTTGACCACCAATTCCTTGTATTCCTGGATGGGCAGGTGCAGCAGTTCATCCTCCGCCACCCCGGTGAGGATGGAAAGGATCTGCACCTGTTTGTCAATGTCCTCCAGGGACTCATTCCTGGAGATCTCCTGGATCTCCATGTACTGCCCCAAGGTCAGTCTGTTGTAAGAATCAATGATGTCCATATCTGTTTTGTGAAAATGAAATTGAATATTGTCCGTATCCGGCATTTTTCCCAAACCTTGTCCAAAGGGCATATCTCAATGCATCCAGGCAATGGTTGAACTTGTCAATTGGCACATTCAATGGTTTCCCATCCCCGTCCTTTTCCCAAACATAGTTCCTGCCCTCATTGATGAGGTCAATGGAGTCCTTGGTGAAAAAGAGAGTCCACCCCTGCATCCATTGCAGTTGGAATTTGAGTTTGTCGCTTTTGACGGGTGCATTCTTGTCGCAGGGGATTACCTTGAATCCTGCCTCCTTGATGTCAGCAATGGATTTCGGCTCTGCACAATCCGCATAGATCTCCACCCGGTTGGACACTCCGTCCTCCTGGAGATCCTGTATGATGTGCTTGTTCTGCATGTGTGTCCTGTAGCACCTTTGTCTCACCCAGGCAATCTTTTTCCTGGGATCGGCAACCACCTGCACCCTGGCAGTTGGATCATTGGTGAAACCAAAGTCAAGTCCCTGGATCTCCACCAGGTTGTCCATCTCCTCCCTGGTTGGGAGGGAGTCACAGAGTTGGAATTCATAGATCAGACCGTCAAGAGTTCCCACCTCTCCCTTTCCATAGACTTTCCACCAATTTGCATCAGACTTGTTGTCCTCGATCTCCGCAATCTGTTCCGGAGTGAGGAATTCATTGTCCAGGTAGGTGGAATGAATGCAGATGCAGTTCTGCCTCGCCTCAATGATCTCATTGAGCCAAAAGGAATGAGTAGGGTTGTAGTCCAGGACAATCTGTCCCCTGGTACGGACAAAGAGTTGTCTTGCGATCTCATAGGAGATGTTTTGACACTCATTGATGAACAGACGGTCACGGGCAGATCCATGCACCTTTCCGGCATTGTCCACGGAGAAGAATTCCAGGATAGATCCGTTCTGCCAGGTGTAGGTGTGTTGTGTCTCATTCCACCTGGACTCCTCCCATAGACCCTCCTTTTCCATGATGGACTTGAAATCACGGATTGCACCTCTCTGCAGGTGGGGCATGGACTCCGACACCACGGAGTTGACGGTTGCACTCTTGCCAAGGTTGACCTCCTCAACAATGGCAAGGATGAATGTCTGCAGGATGGAATAGGTCTTTGAGGATCGTGTCCCACCGCAAGATGAGATGTACCTCAAATGCCTCTTCCAGGCAGCAATTGTTTTCCGTGCAACCTTGGTCGGTTTCATCAGTTGAAATCCTTTTCCATCTCCCGGAGTTCCTCCAGGAATGCATAGTCCTCCTCCGTGAATTCCTCCACCTGGATCTCACCCTCCCGGTCTCGCTGCAGGAGTTCATCCAGGTCATCCGGTGTCCTCTTCCTCATCATCCAAGTCCTCCCACGATTGCATCCTTTGTCTCCTCATCGGTTTGGATGTTCAGAGTGATGCCTCCGGAGTGCTGCACTTCTGCAGAGATCCTCGGTTTCCCGTAGAGTCTATCCATAATGTCCATCATAGCATTGAATCCCCATCCATCCTTGCAGAGTTGCTTGATTGCGATCTGCAGTACAAACCCATACTTGCCCAATTCACCGGACTTCTGCTGCAGGTATGTCTTTGCAGTTGCCTCATCCGGCAGGGTGAGGGCAAATGCCAGGACACCATAGACCTGTTCCTGCATGTCTGCAGGGAGACTCTTGATGGCAGTCACCAATTTCTTGGGTCTGCCATTTGGATTGTGGGTCTCTCCCGGCTTGCAGGGTTTGAGATTCTCCAGGTGGAGTTGTGGTTTCTTGTTTGCCATAGTTATCCTCCCAAATATGCCTTGTTTCTGCCCATCTCAATGGCGATCTCCCGGAGGAGGGATTCATCACCTGGTTGGGGCATGTAGATTCCATTCTCTGCTCCCCACCTCTTGAATCTGTCAATGGCAA